CACAAAGAACCTGTTTAGACTTATCAAAATAAGTGTATCCAGGGAAAGCATCCATTGTAAAATCAAATGTAGAAGGATCACCTGTACCTGCCATAGTGATTGTAAATCCAGACTGAACTTTAACATTAGGGAATGTTAAGTTAGCAGGCATATCAATACCAGTAGCCTGTGCTCTGAATAGAGTATCAGCTTCAACATAGTAGTAACCAGCAAAGTCCGCAGGTGTAATCTGAATTTCAGATACATTTTCTGCATTCTTAACAACATAATAATCAACTAATACATTTACAGATGAAGTAATAGCTTTAGCACTATCATTATTCCATAAAGGATTTGTAATAGTTAAAATAGCTTTTGTTACTTTAGCTGTTGAACCTGATCCAGTTGTCTGCACTGTATAAGTAATATCTGTTCCAGAAGTTACAATATCTCCTGTAATAGAACCATCGTCTTCTGTTTTAATAATAAATAAAGGTGCATCTGTTCCTGCATCAACAGTAACTCCTTTGATACCTTCGCCTGAAATAACAGGACTAATTGTACCAAATTCTGTTAAAGCATCGGTTAAATCAATAACACCTGTATAGTTACCACCAGAACCAGTTACAGTCATTGTAGCAGCAGTTGTTGCATGCACATGAACTCTTTTACCTGCTTCTTTAATAAGACCCGCTCCTGATAACATAGCAAGAGAAACAGGAGAGATAAGCGCATCAGTAACAGTAAATGTAAGAGTTTTATCACCTTCCCAAGCAATTAATCTAGAATTACCAGGACCACCCTGTGCATACACAGTTGAACTAGCTTGTTCCATTGCAGATGTAGTTGCTGTATCAATATAAAGTACTGGTTGACCAACATGGAATCTTGAAGTTCCAATAACAGTCTCTTGTTTTGCACGGAAAACAATATTTGCACATTCGCGTACACCAAACTTCATGTTTTTTCCTCCTTAAAAATTTAATCGGTAGAAATTTTTTCCATCCAATTTTTAACTTCCTATAAATTTTGTGCGCCTGCCATTTTAGCTTGAATATATATATCATATCCCATTTTCATTCTAAAACGGCGCATTTCATTCTATAATTGATAAACGGTATATTGTAATAACTAATTCATATTCTTTTGTTGGCCAACCGCCAAAATAGAAATATACTAAGAAAAAATATTTATCTAATCTTCCGATTGACCTTTTAATTTAGCTAATTTCCTTGCTCGCTCTTGAAATTTTTTAACAAGTGCGGCAGCCTGTGGTCCGCCAGGATTATATCTTGACGAACTCTAACCTGCTCCTAAACAAAACATCCTTTGAATAATCTTTTTAAATTTATCAAAGTTATTTTCATCTATAAAAAAAGATTCTTTATCTTTTAGTAATCTAATACTTAAAGGTAAAAAATCTATTTTATACTAAGGAAATATTAATGTTAGAACCATATGCATACAAATTTTATAATTCTTAGCTATTACATTATCTTGTCTTATCATTGTCATTAATATTTTAAAATCATTAGAATCTTCTAAAAGAATTTTGTCCTTATCCTATAAATTTTTTTCTTTTGAAAATATTAAAAACTAACATCCTGTAAAAAAGTTCTTTTCTCCTATGTAAGCAATTTCTTTTATAGTAGGTTGATGTAAAATTAATCTTGCCTATTCAAAAGGAATATCATTTCCTGATAAATATAAAAGTTCATTCTCCATTTATCTTTATTTGTCCTATATCTTCCGTAAAATGCATTCCTCTAAAAGATAATGTATACATAGATAAATCTTCATTTAAAACTACTTGTTTACAGCCTATTAATTCATATTTTCCAATACCTGTTAATTTTATATCTGCATCATAAGATTTTTTATCTTTTGATGTAGAAGAAGTTAAACTTCGTAATATTCCTTCTATATAACCACAAATTGCTAAAGGTCTAATTTTATAATTATTTAATACCCAAGTATCATTATAACATACTATGTCAAAATTAATTATATAATCTCGATACTATGGATTCCTAAAATTAGGAGAAAAATTATCTAAAGAAATAAGAATATAACTTTTTACTTCCTAATGAGTGCCCCTCGAAATTTTAGGATTTAATCTAATATAACCTTTATCAATTAAATCCTTTAAAGAAAAATTATCAATAACACGTTGATATTCCGCATTATTTTCTAAACAATCTTTTGAATTTATAATCAAAAGTCTTTTAAGCATATCACTATGTGGGCGACTCTAAACAAAAAGTACTTTTAAAATCTTCTATATATCTTTATCGCATGATAAAAACGTTGAATAAATAGGTTTTAAAGATATTAAATCTTTTCTCATGCAATACTCTCCTTTTTCCTCATAATGATACAATAGGAACTTTCAGTTTTAAATCACCATAACTAATTTCAAAACCTTCTTTATTTGAAAATCCCGTTAATATATCTACTTTAACAGTTTTTCCATCTTCAGATATTGAAACTATTTTAGCAAGAGTAGAATCTGATATAGACCATTCTGCGGGATCCAGGTTCTTTGCAGTATAAACCAACCTATCATAAGGTGCGGCAACTGCAGGTCCATCAATATATCCCTATGTATGAGTAGCGTCATAAACCTATTTATCAGCTTGTTGTTTATCTAAATCCTATATCGTTTCCTTTACAAATTGAGAAGTATTCGTATAGGTTTCTTTTAGTGCCACTCTAATTATACCGGTTTCCGCATCTCCGCGCTTATTAGTGCTATAACTTTCATTATATGCTTGCACCTACCAAGGTTTTCCATTAATTATAATTCTATCAAAACGCTGAAAAAACGCTAATGTATCTTCATCTTTTGTTATATATAATAGTTTAGTATAATTCATATCATTCCAAACAACACCTTTTTTAGTATTCCATAAAGCTGTTGTTTCATTAGGTCCTGTCATCCAACCGTGATAAGTAACTGTATTTTCATTACCTTCATCATCTATTGTTATAATTTCAATTTCTTCATCTGCTTTTCGAATCTCTGCTCTAAAGTAAGCTGTTTCTTCTGAGTATTGCATATATACAATCCAATATGTATCAGGAGTCCATTCCTATTTATTCCCATGTACCCATTTAAAAACAGTTCCATTATGAAAATCAGTTTCAATAGATTCATCTTCTCCAATAGGAGGCTACATAAACGGAATAGATATAATTTTATCCTAATAATCTACCTTTAATTTATCATGATTAATTAAACATCTAAATAAAGGTTCACTATCAACCAAAGAATCTACAATACGCTATAATTGTTTAATATACTGTACCGTATCTCTTTCCGCATTTAAAAAATTATACTATTCTTCTAGCTTATCTAAAAATTGTATCTAAGAATCAGATAACTAAACTTTATCTTGTAAAAGAGTAATTATTGAAATAATATTTTTTGCTAAACTATCTTTTTTTACATCATATTTTTGAACAATCGCTCGTTGATAAGATGAGAATAAAGCACTATATAAACTTCTTAATTTATCCTATCTCATTCTTGTCCATTGGTCATGTCCACCTCTTATATTTAATCTTGATTGTAAAGTATTAAGACCAAAGTTTTTTTCCTAAAGGAAATGCTCATTATCATCTTTAAACGTAGCTCTGTTTCTTAAACTATCAAGATTCAAAATCATTATAATTTAAACTATTTAATAAACTAAGACATTCGAAAATTGTCCGCCTATATAACGGCATATCTCTTTCGTCATCTGTTAAATCAAATAGTCCCTCCATTTTACATATTATAGTGAAAAAAAGACTATCTTGATTAGATATTAATCTTTTCATTCCACATAACTATTCAATTAAAGTCTCTAACGGTTTTTGCCAGTCTTTTCCTTCTTCCCTCATAGGAAGTATTTTATATAATTGATTTATAATTCTTTTTATATTTGTAGAAAAACTTTCTTTATCTATAGAGACACCGTATTTTAAAAATAATTGTGCCATACCGATGCCCCTCCTTCTGGATGATTCTGCATTATTGTCCCAAAAGTAGATCTATATACTCCAGTATCATCTTTTTTTCTTCTTTTATATAAACGCTGTAAATGAAAACCTTCCCGCTCGTAATCCTTTTTTAATTGTAATAATTTTTGCATATGATTAGCCTGTGATGTAAATTTAAAATCACTTCCGCTATATTTCATACGAGTATTTTCAACAGAAGCTAACTGTTGTCCAACCCATTCTACAATCATATAAGTAGAAATTATATTTATCTACTATGGAGTTAATTTATTTACAAAAGCCCAAATTAAATCTCCTTCATCATCTTCATCCTATCCTTCAACAAAAATTTGTTGATAAGATAAATCTTGTCGAGGAAACTAAAATTTAGGAAGTGCGGCAACCACTAACTCATACAGTATTTTATAAGTATCTTCTACGGTAAGTTCCATATACATATCATCCGTAATTTTAGATAAAAAACTATTATAAACATCTGAAAAGGGTGTATAGTTCTCTGGCATTATTACACCTCCTTTCTTTATTTTACAACACGACGAGTAGGAATAGTAGATTTATTTTCCTAATTCTTTTGAACTCTTCTTTTTACAACGGGTTTTTCTTCAGTTGGTTCAGAAGATTCACGTTTAATTCTAATTGCATTATCTACATTAAAACCTAATTTATTAAAAATAGCTTCTCTTTTAGCAACATCATTTAAAGGTAGCTCTACTGATAAATTTTTAATTAAATCTTTAACTCCTTCAGGAGCAAAATCTAAACAATCTAAAAATTCATCTAAAGAACCTGTTTTCATTAATTTAATAATATCTTCTCTTGAATAAGAGTACTCAGGTTCTACATCTCCTAATATTAAACGTACTGCCTATGCATTATTTAAAATAACTAAACTATCTTCTAAAAGGGCCATTCCGCCAGGGATATAAGATAATTTTTCAAGTTCTTCAAAAGTAACTTCTTTTGTTTCACCAGATTGAAAAACACGTCTTAATCCATTCATTTCAGGAATAGAATAAACAACAGAACCATTATCTCTATTTAAAACTCTAATTAATGTAGTCTTTTCCATATCTTCTCCTTGTATCTCCCTTTATATAAAAATAATGGGGAAGAAATAACGTTCTTCCCCATATATTTAATTATTAGTCACTACAATGGTCATATCCTTACTAATAGTAGGAGTTCCAGTTGATCTAGAAGCGTTACTCTTTGAAAGAGCAGAATTCTTATAGACACAAATACCAGGATTTACATTGTAAACTGCAATACCTAGTTTCTTATAAGTCTGAATCTCTCTTGACCAATCTGCGTTCTCATGCTCTCTTACAGCAGTTTGTCCTTCAAAAGCAACCTTAACAGGTTTCTCTGCTCCTGTAGGAATAATATAAGCATAACGAGGATCAAGAACCTTTGTTGAGTTTGTAGCATCTTCAAAACTCTGAGGAAGAACGATTACTCTGTGTCTCTTATATGTAGCAAAGTAACCATTGTTCCAAATATCTTCCTTCATACTATCTGACCACATATTCTGAGAAGGAAGCATAGTAGCCGCAAAATCAAATGTACAATAAATTGTACTCTGACCATAAGCATCCGCGGTTGCAATCAGACGATCAAATTCAGCTTCGTCAAATCCTGCAACATTAGCTTTGTTATAAGGATTAAAATCACCGTCTTGTGCCATAGCAACAAGAGCCTTAGCAATCTCACGATAAACAGCTTCATCAAGTCCTTCAAGAACTAAATCATAAACATCACTCATTGTGATATGTCCATCAAGGAACTCTTCGAATCCAATAGAAGCTGCTCCGCCGTATGCTGCTGTAGGAACTTCCAGTGTGTAGCCATCTAGCTTGAAGACTTCATATCTACCAGCAAGACCAACTCTTGTTACGAAACTCTTAGCACGCTTTTTAGAAGCCTCACTAATTCTTACACGGAATACAGGTTTGTCACCCTGTGCATAAGTTTTAACGTCAGCAAACTGACCATAATTCTGCATAACCTTTGCAGGAAGAATCTCGTCTAAACCGATTTCGATTAAATTGAAAATAAGATTCTTATTCTCACGATACTCAGCATAAGTACCCGCAAGTTTATTCATTTCATCTCTAAAGGTTTCATTTAATGCTTCAAAAGTTAAATTTGTATTATTAAAAGCAAAAGTAGTAGAAGGATTTAATGAAGCCTTAGCAGTAGCCTTAGCTAATGCTTGTAATTCTTTTCTATCTAAAGCCATATCTATATCCTCCTATCTTATTATTGCACTCTCTGGAGTTTTACAGCGTACTGCATATCTCCAAGAGTATAATCAACACCAGTTGTTCCAATTTGTGTGAAATGCGGAACTACCTTAAAAGCCATTTGTCCTGCGCTAGGAGTTCCTGCTTTTAACCAACCATCATCACCAACTACAACAGTAGCACCAACTGCAAGAGTAGGTAAATTAATAACCTAATCTCCAGTAGTTACTGTTTTAGGTGTTTCATCAGTTGATTTAAAAGTATTAGTTGTGAAAATATCACCAATATTTGTCTTTAAAAGACGAGGATAAATAAGTTTATCAGTAAAATCTGTATTTTTCAGAGCAAAATATCTGTGATTCTGATAACGCTCATCATATAGTTTTTCCTCATTAAATACTAACATCCACTCCCCTGCAGAAGCATTATTATCGCTAGCACAGCCTGCTGCATAGTCATATTTTAGAAATTGACCATTTTCAAGCTGTTCAATAGCATTGCCGTTTGAATGTTTTGCAGGTAACTGAGCGTAAATTTGTCCAGTATATCTAGCTGAAAGATGGTTCGGTTCAACTTGTCCGAAGCCTTTTCTTGTTTTTTCAACAGCCATATTAACATTCCTCCTAATTAAAAATTAACCATATTGGCTTTAACAGCCTTTACCCACTCGGGGTCTGGATCTTCTGTTTCTACAACATTGAAAGTAATAATACCCTTCTAATCTTTTTCATTTTCAGAATCTTCTTCTAAATTAAAATTGACCTTTTTATCAAAACAAATTACTGCTAATTTTGATTTGATTTCTTCAAGAGTATACTTAGACTTATTCTAAATAACATCCTTCTTATCTTCATCTGTTAACATAAAAAATTGATTAATTAAGGCATCCTTTTCTTTATCTTCAATGTTTTGTTTAAATTCTCTTAAAGAAGCAATTTCTTTTTCTAAATCAGAATATTTTTGAGATAAGATTTCGTAATCAGCCTGTAAAGCTGTAAACTTTTTCTTCTTATCTTCATCTTCTTTTTCTTCTTCCGCAGAATCCTCTTTATCGTCAGAAGAATCTTCTTTTTCCTAATCCTTCTTTTCTTTATCGTCTTTTGCGGTATATTCTTTCTTTTTCTTATCTTCTTCTTCTTTATCTTCTGTTGCACCTTCTCCTTGAGAATCAGATTTTTCTTCTTTCTTTTCTTCTTCTTTTTTCTCAAAAGAAGTTTCAACAAAAGTGTCCTTTACTTCTTCAGGAGCTTGATTTTCAAGTTTTGCCATTTCTGGTTGTCCTCCTTTTTCTAAGGCATATTTTAGATCTTTCATCATACTAAATAAAGTATTTGAAAAATCTTTATCTAATTTAAATGTACTAGAAGTTACGGATGCACCCTCAAAACAAGGCTACACATTATCTCCTAGAATACATAACTTTGAAAATATTGCGTCATTTATAATAAAAAATTCCATATTATTTTTTGAATTTTTTGCCCAATGACCTTGTAAACTTTTTTCATCTAATTCCATAGACTGAGGCTTTCCGCCGTCATCAAAGACTTGTTTAGCCTATTCAAATTGTCCTGTCCATAGATAGCCTGTTGTCATTAAATAAGTTCTAATAACATTATTATTAAACTCATCTGTATCTTCAAAATCTTGAAACCACACTTTTGCATCAGGAGACACAAAACCATATGGTTTAGTTAAACAATTAAAATGAAAACCTTCATCGTCTAAGATGACTTGATCGCCATGGTCTGCGAAATCTTCTTTATCTTTTTTATAATATCCAACAATAGGCGCGCCACGTAAAGTTTTAGCCATTTCCGTAGCAACCTATTTTGATATAAAACTACCGTTACGATTTTCTCCTAAATAAAAAACTTTAATCTCACAAGAGGACATTAGAGGATTTATATCTAAGGTTTGTAAGTTTATAAATTCAGGAGATTTAATAGTAGCAATACTTTGATGTGCTAATGCCATTATTTTTCTCCTTACATACTCTATTTATTCATTATTGTTTTCTCTGTTTTTTCATTATCCTGCTTTTCTGGGCGGCCAGCGCCTTCCGATTTATTACCAGAAGATTCTTTTCCACCACCAGATTGTCCATTTTCACCGCCTCTGTTTACCGCAGATCTTTGTTGTAAAGCTTCTGCGTTCATAACATTAGAAGTAAGCGGAGGAACAAAGACTCTAACAAGATCAAGAATATCATTTTCAAAGAACGCATTTGCTAATACTGAACTTTGTGTTTGGCCTAACGCAACGGGAGGAAGCATTTTCGTATAACCCATTTGCGCATGTTCTTTATATAATTTAGCCAAATCCTTATAATTATAAATAGTTGTAGGCAAGAATTGTGCTTGATAATAACATCTTTTAGGTGACTTGTTAAAAGGTTCTAACAATAAATTTAAGAAAGATTCGAACTGTGTTAATAAATTATACATAGATGCTTCATCGTTAGCAATGGAATTATTTAATGCTATATTACCATCACTGTTAAATTGTAATTGTGAAACACCCGCTTCATTATAAACTGTTCTCTATACTTTCTATAAATCATCAATAGTAGTTGTTGTTCCTCTATCGGACATATCCGCAACCTAAACATCCGCAAAAGTAGTTAAAATATCAACACCAATAGCACGACTAACCATTTGAACAGCATTATTATGCAATTCTTGTGCTTCATCAACATCAAAAATTAAATCACCATTCTTGTCTAATGGCATCTTTTGAATAATGATTTTTAAAAGTTTCTGTGCCATCTTTTTTCTATCTAACTATTGTGCGGCATCTAGGTCGATTATAGCGGGGATAACAGAAATAAAAGGAGGGAAATCTTCTTCATTAATATTAAATTTTACGGTACTTTTTGGATCTAATACATACCATCCTGACTCGTCTCCAGGGAAATCAGGTTTTAGCTTTCCGCCAATATATAATCTGTAGCCTTTTTGGAAATCTTTAGGAAAAAGTTTTAATATGCGATAACGCTGTGTTTCATCAGGATACGCATCTCTAAAATATTTCATATTAAATTCTACTACTGGACGATTTGAAATCTTAAACCTAGATCTACAATATTTTACTGGTAACTATTGTACAACTACTTTATTTCCTTGAGGTAATAAATACCCATAATAACTACCGTTTCTTATTACTTTTAGAGCAACCTCGCCGCAAAAGCGTTTTACTTCAAAAGCCTAAAAGAACTTTAATACTTTAAAGAAATTCTGAAATTGTTTCTTTTTCTCTTTATCCTATTCACTTGTCTATATACTACCTAATCCGCTATCAGGGTCTAATAAACCCTAACATCCTTTTACAAAAGGAGTAATAAACCAATCATATTTATATAGATACGCCATGTATCTACATAATCTTGCATAAATACCGCTAGTACGATAAAAGAAATTAGATATTTCTATCATCATAGCTTTATTCCCATTATTGATAGCTTTAAGTACCTATTGCTTGTCACCAAGTCTAGGATTAATTCTTTTAAATTCTCCTAAAGATACAACAGCATCTTGAAGAGTTTTTACACCTACTTTTATTTTTGAAAAGTCTAATGCGGGAGAGTATGTTTCATTGGTATCTTGTAAAGAAGGTCTCATTCTAAAACCTTTTTTCTTTATCTCTTCTTTTCTATTTACCAAAAAATCACCGCCTTCAATAGACATCAGCTAAGTTCATAATATAATCATAACTTATCTGATATTCATCCCAATACGGGATTATTACAAGTTTTATACCATGCTTTTTACAATACTAACGTTTCTGCATATCATAATACTGTTGTTGATTTAATCCAGACATTCCTCCAAAAATACTTTTTGCTTTATAATGTTGAATACCTTGATACTAAATTAAAAACCATAACTCACCATCATCATCAAAAACAGCAAAATCAAAACGTAAAGCATGACCGCCACGACCTATTAAATCGGGAAAACTATATTCTTCCTGAAAAACTAGACCTGCTTGCTATAAAATCTAACATATTTTTATTTCTGCACGAGAAGATTTCATATAAAATATATTCTCCTTTCTTTAACTATTATATATTAAAAATAAAAAAATCTTTTTGTTAAAATTTGTCCATTATTTATTAAAAAATTAATAAGGTGTAAACAAACACATTTTACTTAAATCTCTCTTTTTTCTTTTACGGCTTCGCTACTCTTCCTGCTTAATAAAATATAATCCATAAACAAAAGCAGAAAACTTATCCTTTTTAATTCCACGACTATCCTGCTTTAAAATAATATTTACACCTTCATTATCCTATACTAAATTTAACATTTGCTATCTTAATACTGTAGTTAAAACAAAAGGACGAAGATATTCATTTCTTTTATCGGGAGTCATATTCTGACCCGTTCTTGTCTACATCAATTTTGCTTTCGCCTAAGCCTAATCAATTAAAAATTTAATTTTTCCGCTTGACATTTGAGTTTGAGCATAAGAATAAGCCTAAGTATTAATTGGAGCATTAGCTTTTATTTGGAATATAGCATCTTTCTAATACTAAGATATTCCTTTAAAAATTTTTTTATAAATACCTTCTTCATCATTCTAAACACCAAAAGGTGGAAGATAGTCTCCATCATCCGTTTCTTGCGCCAGTACCATAAAGTCTAAGAGACCTACTCCAAGGCCGTTTGCATCCAAAGCTATCTTTCGTGCTTTATATTTATAATAAATTTTCTTTATATGAATTGCTTGTTGCTCAAAATGCTATGCTTCAAAAGTATAAAGATTAACTAATGATTTTATTGCTGCTCCTTGCGGCTGTGGGGTGCACTTAAAAACAGCAACCTCTGACGTACATCCTATACGACCAACGTCAACTCCTAAAACATAATATGCTGATCTACTAGACCTG